ACAGAAAGACTTGCAATTGATGATTATGAATCTCAAGCCATGCTATTGATCAAGGCAACGACAGAGAAGTACATGCCGTATGTCAATCTTGACACTTTTGAGGTCCAGACAATGCAAACTGACACAAAATCTTTGTCAAAAGTTAAAGTACTTGTGAAGTTTTCCATACCTCGACTAACAACTTCATCAAAGCTTCTTGAGATAATTCTCACAAACATAGGGTAAGAAGAAATGGCTTTAACTGATGTTAAAAAAACACTGAAGCAGAAGCGCCAGAGGAACTATCTTGCCCGTGACTTCGATAGTTTTAGAGCAGAGCTTCTTCAATATGCACAGGCATACTTTCCTGACAAGATCCAGGATTTTTCTGAGGCATCTGTTGGAGGCATGCTTCTAGATCTTGTTGCCTATATCGGTGACACCACTTCTTTCTACCTTGACCACCAGTTCAATGAGCTTAGCCTTGACACGGCTGTAGAACGTGCGAATGTTGAAAGGCTGATTAGGTTAGCAGGGGTCAAGATTAAAGGCGCATCGCCCGCTTTTTGTGATGTTGATCTTACGTTCAAGGTAGATGCTGAATTAACATCACAGGGATACCTACCGAAAAGCTCACAACTTCCAATTGTCAACATCGGCACTACAGTCCGATCAAACACTGGGATCGAGTTTTCTCTAGTGGATGACGTTGATTTCTCACAGATTAATGCAAAAAATAAGTACATTGCAAGATATAGAGTTGCGTCAACAGGTTCAGCAGGCGTCCCAACATCATTTAACGTGACGCGAACTGGAACTTTTGTCTCAGGCGCAACAGCAGAAGAGCTGTTCACTTTCGGTGGAGATTTAACACCATTCAAGACTATAGACTTGACCAATTCCAACGTGAACGAGATTCTTCTTGTCAAAGACACGGAAGGAAACGAATACTATGAAGTTGATACTCTAGCTCAAGACACTGTCTTTAAGATCGTTGACAATGTTCGTGATGACAATGATCAAGTTCCAAATGCAATTGCCGTTATACCTGCACCCTATCGATTTGTTGCTCGTGTCGCAGCAGACTCTGGCGCAGTCCAGCTAATTTTCGGGTCAGGTGACGCATCTTCTCTAGATAACGATATCTTACCTGACCCAAGCCAGGTTTCTTTGCCACTGTATGGTGACAGAAAGTCTTTCTCAAAGGTTTCAATTGACCCTAATTCACTTCTAAACTCCCAAAGCCTAGGAATAACACCTGCAAATACCACACTTAGAGTGCGGTACAGATACGGTGGGGGTGTGTCACACAACGTCTCACCTAACACCATCAAAACTGTTGGTAACCTGGTTACCTCATTTAGTTCATCAGTCTCACCAGGTAAAGTTGCAGCGATAAGAGCATCAACAACAGTCAATAACATCGCGGCCGCACAGGGAGGTGAAAATGCTCCTACGCTAGAGGACTTGAGGCAGGTCGCGCTATCTGTTAGAAATTCACAGAACAGAATTGTATCTAAAGAAGACCTAATATCGCGTGTCTACACCATGCCATCAAACTTTGGCAGACCCTTTAGGATAGGAATCAGCCCCAATCCTGTCAACCCATTATCATCAATACTGTACCTGGTCAGCCGTGACGCAGATGAAAAATTGTCAAAATCACCTGACACCTTGAAAAGAAATATTGCAACTTATATCAACGAGTTTAGGCTTGTCTCTGACTCATTTGACATCTTGGACGCAAAAATTGTCAATGTGGGCTTCAACTATAAGGTCACTGTTGATCCTAGAGACGATAAATCAGCAATTATTACTAGAATCAACAACGCTTTGAAAGAATATCTTGCTACACCTAATATGAATATTGAAGCGCCCATCTTAATATCTGACCTTATCAACCTCATAATTAATCAAGACGGCGTAATAAGCTTAGACAGCTACACATTCACAAGCCTGACGGGCACAATTGATGACAGAAAATACTCATCAATTCCAATTAGCGTAGCAAACTCAATAAGCAAGGGCAGGCTAGTTCCTCCTAGAGGTGGGATATTTGAGGTCAAGTACCCCGATTCAGACATTATTGGTAATGCAGCTTAGGAGAAAACGTGTACAGAGTCTTTCAATCTGATAAAGATGCATACATTACCAACAAGATCATATCGCCGACGTTGCGAGCACTTGACACTAACACGGGACAGGCAGGCACAGTCGACCTGTTCAAGCTTTATGACGAAAATTCAATTGTAGGCGAGACAAATCCCATAGAGCTGTCGAGAGGTCTCATACATTTTGATATTAGCAATCTTATTAGCACGCTAGCTTTAGGAGAATTTGATCCAGCATCTCCTAATTTTAAGTGTCGTCTGTACATGCATGACGTCTACGGCGGCCAAACGACACCGTCTAACTTCTCACTTGTAGTCTATCCGTTGTCAAAAAGCTTTGATGAGGGTGTAGGACGCGACATCATTAGATTTGAAGATATTGATGTTGTGAACTTTATAACAGCATCAACGTCACTATCGGCAACTTTATGGTCATCGCAAGGCGCTGCAGCTGGAGGCACTCTAGGTAGTCCTAACTTAGACTACTTTACGCTAGGTAACTTGAATGACGGACTTGGGACAATTTCACTTGCTGCGACGCAGTCTTTCGAGACAGGTGAAGAAGATCTTGATGTAGATGTAACAAAGATTGTATCGGGCGTGCTGTCAGGTCAGCTGCCTGATGCAGGTTTTAGAATATCGTTTATTGCAGCTCAAGAAGAAGACGCCAAGACAAGATTTGTTAAGAGGTTTGCATCGAGAAACACGACTAACACATCTAAACGTCCCGAGTTGATCGTCACGTATGACGACACAATCTCAGATAACACACAGATCTTTGAATTTAACACGTCAGGATCAATTTTCTTAAACTCATTTACTAGAAGCTCGCCATCTAACTTGTTATCAGGATCTTCACTTACAGCCTTGACAGGGCAAGATTGCATAAAGGTAAAACTAATATCTGGCTCTCTATCACGTTCCTTTAATGCTTCACAGCATAAAATTGGAAACACATACATCACGGGCATCTATTCAGCTTCATTCTTGATAAATTCTTACGATAGCGACATATTTCCTTACATGACAGGAAACAATTACCCGTCGCTTAACTTTGGTGTCAAATGGCTATCGAATGACCAGACAGTTCAATTTGCAACCGGATCATTGACCGTCACACCCAGAAACACAACATATTTCACCCAGTCTCCTGAGCGCTATTTTATCAATATTGTAAATATGAGATCATTCTACAAGTTTGATGAGAAATTTAGATTCAAGATCTTTATTGAAGATTTTAACCGTGAAATACAGTATGTTAAGACACCGCTAGAGAACACAGGCATCATAGTTGAAAAATGCTTCTATAGAGTTCGAGACTTCGAAAGTGGTGATGTGATAATTCCCTATCACGATCCTGGAACAAAAACATCTAACGATGCTACAACACATTACTTTGACTTTTATATGTCATCTCTTCCAAGAGGCAGGACATACACGTTTGATTTCAAGATCGTGAACAAAGGACAAGAAGTGGCTATTAATGATGTAGCAGCAAAATTTAGGGTTGAGTAATGCCACGCTTAAGAACACGCCCATCGATTTTTACAGCTAAATCGAGTCTAAGCACGACTAACGGCGTAAGCAAGAACATCAGCAACAGCACCTTGTTCTCTAGAAACACATCAAATGCAGCATTCGAACTTGACTCTTATAGATCTGGAATTAAGTCAACACAGCAGCTTTCAATAGATTTCTCTAAATTTGAAAATCATGCTTTTTTTGCTCCTGCTAGAGCCAAGATAGATCTAGCAGCATACAAAATTTTTAATCAATTTCCCTATACGGGCTCTTTAAGCGATGTCGATCTATTCATCCAGCAGATGACAGGATTCGAGAGGTTTATATACGACAATACACCTAAGAATGTAGGATACTTAAATTTTTCTGGTAGCGCAGCACCTGGTGGCGGATCTTATATTACTGTAAGCCCTATAGCAGGTAATAACTTCTCGCAAGCACCTGGGGCAACAGGGCAGAATGCTTTGCTCTTATCTGATAGCCCATTCGAGATCGAGACACACGTCTTTATTCCTGCTATCACAAACAACGTCCAAGTTATTGCGCAGAGGCTGTCATCTGATGCGGGCTTCACATTAGCACTTGATAATTCTTCTGACACAACGCAATGCAATATCATGTTCCTGGTATCATCCGCATCAGAAGCATATGTCATAGCATCAGGATCTATACAAAAAGGTCGGTTTAATCATCTAAGAGCGTGTCTAAGCACGCAAGACAGTGGGAAAATAGCTGCAGTATATGTCAATGGGTCACTAATCGCGTCATCATCTGATATTCAAGATTTTGGTGATCTGACTTTTACAACACAGAACATGTTCATCGGATCTGGTTCGTATCATTCCATAATTGATTACGCCATTAGCCCACAGACAACCTTCAGTGGCGCGCTGGATGAGTTCAGATTTTTTGTCGGAGAGAGAACTCAAGCTGATATCAACGATTACGCATACCACCAGAAATATGCAACAGACCAGCTCCGGTTGCGTTTTGGTTTTGACGAACCGTATGGTTCATATGACTATGACGACGTTGCTCTGGATTCATCTGGTAATGCTCTGCATTCATATATCCAGAACTTTACCAGTAGTCTAAGACTTACATCGTCGCTAGCACAACCAATGTCATACCAGGATTATTACTACAATCCTGTTCTTTTCCCAAGTGACGATGCTGTCAACAATTACTTTTATGATCTGATCACGAGCGCGTCTGATTATGACAAAGACAACCCAAACATAATCCTTTCACTAGTTCCGCCTCACTATCTTGATGAGAGCGCGCTGGCTAACGGTTTGAACAAGTTCGATTCTGGTCTAGGTGTCATGCCCGCGATCGACACAATCCCAGGAACTGGAAGAATTGCACAGACGTCATCACTTGTGCGGCTCTTGTGTACAGTCTCAATAACTCTTGATGAGATCAAGCAATTTGCTGACAGCATGTCAAAGATTTTGGCCATTGAGCTTGACTCAGACGAAGATGTAAGCGACCAGATGCTACCATTTGTTGCTGACTATTTTGGTGTCGAGTTGCCTAACTTCTTTGCCAAGTCAAGCACAGATCAGTTCATTTTTGGACAAAATGTTGCTGAAGATCAGGTCACTAGCTACACCCTTAAGGACCTACGCAACACACTGTGGCGTAGGTTGCTTGCCAACATGCCAAATGTCAACGTAACAAAAGGCACGGGCGCCGCTGTACGATCAATATTCTTGTCATCTGGAATAGTTCCTGAGAACTTTTTCGAGATTAGAGAGCTAGGGATGGCAGGTGAGACAAGGTTGGTTGATAAGAGAGAGCAGACACTAGAGGTAATGTCTGTGCTGGACTTCTCAGCAAGCCTTAACAGTCCTGTTGGTTCCGCAGTTCCAATGGGCTTCAAGAATGACTCACCTAGGCTGGTTGGGTCGTATTTAAGTGCCTCTAGAGTTGAAACTGGTTATCCATATCCTGTTGGCACATTTACAGATAAGACTCAATACTCACCCCACGGAATTTCTAACAATGTGAGTGATGGCCTGCTTACAAGCGGCTCATTTACACTTGAAGCA